ATAAGGGCAACTCCGGCCAATGTCTGGAGCGAATTTGTAAAACCGCTTGCGATTTTCCATGCAAGGAGGCCAGCCCCAATTGCACCCACCAGCCTTAGAATATCGTTTAGGATGCCTTCCTCAGCATCTAGGTTAAAATCAGGAGTAATCGTTGAACTGCCGCTTCCGCCTCCACCGCTCTTAGCACCGCCGGAAAGCTGATTAATTTCATCAAAGGAAGCCATAGATTTTCCGGCATCTTTTGCTGCGCTTCCAACGCCCTCAAGCGCTTCCGTTTCCTGATAGAGACTTTCTGCCGCTTCGCTTGACTGCTCTATTGTCGACCCAAACAACATAGATATAAGCGACGCAATTGCCGACACGACCCTAGCCAACACATTCACAAGCGTTATAAAAGCTGGAATAATTACATTTACAAGAGGCTGCGCCAGCGTCAAAAGCGCACCTTTCAACTTTGCGACGGATGCCGTAGCTTCACTATCGGTTTGTATGACTTTCCAGAGCCATGTTCGCATGGCGCGCAACGCAGAGGTGATAAGTGTAAAAACAAACACCCTGCGGGCCAATCCCTTGACCCGATTGATAAACTTGTCCATGTATTTTCCAGCCTGATCTGCGGCGCTAGCCATTACGTTCCCAGCAGTCCCGGCTTGTGTCAACTGAGCAGACAAAGCGCCTGCATGGGTTTCTGCGTCTTTTAGCTCATTTGTTGTCTGTATTACCTTGTCTGTAATTTTTGCATATTTGGTATCCAGCCGCTGCGTCTCTTTGTCCTGCTGGGCCAGTAAAGCTTCCTGCTCTTTTAACTGCGCTAAAATTTCTGCATGTCTGTTTTTGGCGTCCATAAAGACAGTAGGACGTGCATCAACTTCTCCGATGGTAATTTTTTGAGTTTCAGCCAGCTCGGTTTTCAGTCGCTTGATTGTTTGCTCTGTTTTTAGAGCTTCGTCTTTGGCTGCATTCAATTCAGCCTCTATTCCGCTCTTTTCCCCTTCATCTTTCGATAGGCTTTTTCGCATTTTATCAATTTTGCTTGTTAAACGATTCAGTTCCGTCTGGGCCTTTTTATTGTCAATGTCCGTCTGTATAATGATGGACCCATCTGCCGCCATAAAATCACCACCTTTTGGCTTCTATGCCGAAAGTTAATTGCCTGTCCACAATTTCAGGAGTGTGTCCTCCTCTTCCGTGTGCCGAGTTTTAATGTCTACCAAATCCCTATTTTTTCGGTAGAACTCCCGATCTGCCTTGTCCAACGGTTTTCCGCGAGCTTTTTTATCCCGTATTCTAACGATTTGAGCAAACAGGCAATCCCCGATCTCATAATAGGCTGCCAAGAAAGTCCACCAATGCAGCCCGCCTGAATTTGCCTCTGGGTCGTACTCAACTGCCCTGGCCTCATACCCTAGGACCCGGTTGATGGGTGCGACAATGTACGGGTAATCCTGTTCCCAGCTCACCAAATTAGGGGCCTTCCGACCCTCCGGCTGGGCCTTGCCTCCGTTGATAAAAACCATGCACTCCCGCAGCGCATCGTCAAAGTCGGACAGCTCCTCCCAGCTAGGGTAGAACATCTGGAGCACGGCAAGTGCACGGTCCTGGTTGTTTAGCTCCGGGTCATTCATGGCCTCGAAGATATCCAGAATGACCCGGTAGTCATAGCGGACAGCAAACTCCTGACCGCCTACTGTCACGCTTTTTGGCAAACCGTAGCCCATACCGTGCTCCTTCCGTTACTTCTTCTGGTATTTCTGGTATTTCGCCGTATACTTAGCGATTCTTGGATTTGTTGCCTTCTGCTCTCTTGCATAGGTGCTGTCTACCTCGTCCATCACAGCCAGCATAAGGTTACACCACACCGGAAGCCCATTTGCCAAAGCATAGACGTTCATCCCGCCGAACAAGGCATCACTGACAGGAACACCGAACAAGCCATCAATGATTTCCCGCATCTCGGAATCACGCTCTCGTGCAAACTCAAAAATCTCCCTCTTGTTTGCCATCTTTTCAATGGTCGCCTTGTAACCCTCCTGTTTCTTGTCCAGGTCCTCAAATGCAGAGTACAGGCGCTCCACAAAGTTGGAATCAGACGGGTTGAAGATAACCTCGCATTTGCCGTTCAGGCTGTATGTAACAAGACCGCTTTCGAAATTGAGCTCTTTCATCTTTGTGTCTCCTTACTCGTCAGCAGTAAAAGTGACAGTTCCGCCAGAAATTGCAGCTGTTCCAGTCGTGCGAGTTCCTCCGTAGGTCACATCAATTGGCATTCCAATGGCGCCCCCGCCTTCGCCGCCAAGTCCGGACGGAAGCACAGAGCAGGCAGAATACCGCTCGGCAAATACCGCCGTGTTGGCCGTTCCGGCATATAGATGTACAATTAACATGTCCTGGTTTAGCAGGGCATTGACGTTGTTTTCTTTGATGGCAAGATTCCAAATCTTCTTCTGGGCGTTATCCGCACCGTCAAGTTCGCAGGGATCGAAGGTCTGGGTCTTGGTGGCCTTCTTGCCGGTGG